TTAATATTTGAAATGTATTTCATTGATTTTAACTGTATTAATATTACCTTCTTTATTTAACCTTCGAGGGATAAAATCTATTTTAATTAAATCGACGGTGCTTGTAATTAATTCCTCTTTGTTTTCTGCAGTCGCCATTTTAAAGCCTTTGATTAATAAATTTTTAACTGACCTAATTTGTTGTTCATTTAATTCTATATTAATTCGAGGGCTTTCTTTTTCTTCAATATCTTTCAATAACTTATCTGTTTCGTCCATTAATACAAAATATTCTTCATCTTTGATATATCCTAATGACCAAGCGCGGGTATAATTTGCGCGTTGCTCTAATATTTTTTCTTTATTATTTTCAATATCATAATCTTTTGGTTTAGGTATATTTACCATGAAGTTATCTGTTCCTTTTTTTAGTAAAGTATTGATGAACTCTCTTTCAATCTCGCTTTCGTTGAATGAAACATCTTTAACTTCTTTGTTTTTATGACATGTTGCACAAGTATAACGTCTAACTTCATAAGATCCTCCATTAGCACGTTTTTGTATCGAGCTAACTAGGTAGAGTTTGTTTTGACATTGCGGACACTCTATAACACCTCTAAATATAGAATTATGTTTTGTTTTAGATTTATGTGTCCTTTTATCAATAATATCAAGCATCTTTGAATGTTCATCTTCGCTTATGATTGGCTCATGCGTGTTCTTTATTAGTAAATCTCCATGTTTGGTATGTCCTCGCAAAATCGGGTTTCTCATCCACCCAAGCACTGTCTTCCTGTTCCATTTTGTTATACCAGGTGGTTTCTTCTTGCTTTCTAACAGCCTAACAACTTCATTAGCGCTCTTACCGCTCAGTAACTTATCCACTATGAAACGAATATATTCGGCGTATTGATTAGGTTTTAATTTTTGATCTACTAAGTCATAACAAAAAGGTTGAACTTTAATATACTTACCACTTCTAACTGCTGCACGAGCTCCTATTAAAGAGCGCTCTCGTATTGTCTCACGCTCCCATTCTGCCATTGCACCAACCATTGTTATAAATAACTTGCCTATAGCAGAAGTTGTGTCAAATAACTCTGTTGCGCTTTTAAAAGCTATATTGTTTTTTTCGAAAACCTCTAACATTTCCAGTAAGTCTCTAACATTACGTGTTAATCTGTCCAATTTGTATACTAGTACTAAATCGAATTCTTCTAATCTATCAAACAACTTTTGTAATGATGGTCTTTTCATTGAACCGCCAGAAACGCCTGGGTCTGAAAATACTTCGTATCGATCCCAGTCGTTAACTTCACAAAATGAAATTAACTTTCTTTTTTGTTCGTGGATAGAATACCCTTCATTTGCCTGTTCAGCGCTTGAAACTCTAGTGTAAATTGCTACTTTCATGTGTTCCCTCCTCAAAATTGGCAAAAAATAATAAGGGTAGGCGAGCTACCCGAAATTTTATTGTTGAACAACTATTGCTTCACTTCTTGCTTTTCCTACTTCTTTTCTAAAACTATCATATGATTGATTAGGGTGTGTTAACGACATTCCTGGACCACCTCCAGCATGTTGGTTTTTGTCCGGATTATTTTCCATTTCTTCAGTGGCTCTTTTAGCATTTAAATATTCTTCGTAACTAGGTTCGTTTGGGTCGCCTGGTTGTGCTTGTTGTCCATTATTGGTAGCTGGAAGATTCTTCTGTACCTGTTGCTTAGATGTGTTATTGGTTTGTTGATGATCATTAACATTTGTGTTGTTATCGTTGTTTACTTGATTATTGTTATCGTTTTGATTAGCATTTTCTTTTTTCGCTTCTGCTTTGTCTTTAGTTTCTTTCTTTTTGTCTTTGTTCTCTTTCTTTGTTTCCGCTTTCTTGCTTTCCTCTTTCTTATCGCCGTCGTTGCTACCACATGCACCTAATACTAACGCGCTAGCTAAAATTAAATATAATAATCTTTTCATGTTTTACACTCCTTTATTTGCTATTTGTTTTAATAAATCTATGACTTCGTTGTTTTGCTCTATGATTTTATTTTCATTTTTAAGATGTTCGTCTAACATCTCTATTAAGACGAAGTTTTGATTTATCATTTCATAAGTAAACATTTGACCAGCGTTATTAGGATTAGAAAACGAACTACTGAAACGCGTTGAAAAGCTATCTATAAATTGACCAACTTTATTTTTTAACAACATATCTTTACCGCTCTCAGACATTGTATTTAGTTCGCGTTTATTTAAAGTTTTTTCGATAATTTTGTATTTCGTTTCCTGATTTCTTTCAATTTCTTCTACTTCAAAAGGGATATTATTATTAAATTTTGCGATAATATCACGTTTTTCAGAAATTGACATACGATCAAATACTTGTTTTTGACCTTTATTTAACTTCCCTCGAATTTTTCCGGCAGTCCAAGACTCTTTAACTGTTAACTTATCATTAGAAACTTGATTCATCTTTTATACGACTCCTTTTCTCATATTTCTTTATATTTAAAAACTCGCAACGGCTCAAATGTAATTGAATATTCGCCGTAGTGAGTACCAATACCGTATATCTTTTTATATTGTTCTATCGCCTCCAATATGTATTCTTCGCTTAATTGTAGGTATTCGGATAACTCATACAAGTTACGTACGCCATAATTATAAGCTTCTACAATTTCACGTAGCGGTACAGCTGAAGTAAAACCGTGTCTACGTGCATAATTTTCAAATTTCCTATTAATCCATTTTGATTGGTCTAAAATGTTGCCATACGTCAACTTGTGGTGGGCAAGTTCTTCATATAATACTTCTAATTTGTTTCTTTCGGATAGGGAAGGTCTAATAAAAATTTCTCCTTCTTGATACCAACCATCGAATCCTCGAGGTACTCTTTGTGTTTCTTTCACTTCAACTTCACATTTCATAAGCAATTCTTCGTATTTTCCCATGCGCCAAACCCCTTTGGTGTCTTATTTCTTTCTATCTCTAACCCATTGCATAAAGTTTTCGATTTCTTCCCATTCTTCGGGAGTAAATTCATCTTTATTTGCATGACCGGCTATAGTTTCTTGATGAATACTTCTTTCTTCTGTAATTCTCGATTTAGGTACATTAAAGTAATCTGCTAATTGTTGGACTTTTGATATTCTAGGATATTTAAGTTCTTTAAGCCAGTTAGAGATTGTTGATTGACTTACCCCGATTGCTTCAGACAATTCTACTTGAGTAATGTTGTTCTCTTTCATAAGTTGTTCTAAGTTCTCTGATAAAATTTTTCTAGCACTCTTATATTCCATAATTTTCTCCTTTAGTATTACTTAATGTAATACTAACTTACCATAAGTAATATCACTTTTCAATACAAAATATTACTTTTTTGAAATAAATATCACTTTAGGTGTTGACATATTGCTTTAAGTGATAGTATAGTTGTAAATGTCAACGGGAGGTGATACGAAATGCCAGAAAATTTTAAAGAGTTCTCTGTAAAGGTCTGGAGAACTAATTCGAATATGACACAACAAGATGTCGCTGATAAATTAGGCGTTACTAAACAATCTGTAATAAGATGGGAAAAAGATGACGCAGAATTAAAAGGCTTACAATTGTATGCTTTAGCCAAATTATTCAACACAGAAGTTGATTATATAAAGGCTAAAAAAATTTAATATTAATATCACTTTAAGTGATAAAGGGGGAAGCTGAAATGCAAGAATTACAAACATTTAATTTTGAAGAATTGCCAGTAAGGACATTAGAGGTTGACGGAGAACCATATTTTATAGGAAAAGATGTTGCTGACATTTTAGGATATGCAAACGGACGAGATGCTTTGTCAAAACATGTTGATGCAGAAGATAAGCTGCCGTCGCAAATCGCGACGGCAGGTCAAAACAGAAATGTAACGATCATCAACGAATCAGGACTATACAGTTTAATCTTTTCTAGCAAATTAGAAAATGCGAAGCGGTTCAAACGTTGGGTAACTTCGGAAGTTTTACCAACTTTAAGAAAAACAGGAGCGTACCAAGTACCTAGCGACCCGATGCAAGCATTGAGGTTAATGTTTGAAGCTACAGAAGAAACTAAACAAGAAATTAAAAACGTGAAAGATGATGTTATTGATTTGAAAGAAAATCAAAAACTGGATGCGGGAGATTACAATTTCTTAACTAGAACTATTAACCAAAGAGTTGCACATATCCAAAGGCTACATGCGATAACAAACCAAAAACAACGTAGCGAATTATTCAGGGATATTAATTCAGAAGTGAAAAAGATGACTGGCGCGAGTTCAAGAACGAACGTAAGACAAAAACATTTCGATGATGTAATTGAAATGATTGCTAATTGGTTCCCGTCACAAGCTACTTTATACAGAATTAAGCAAATTGAAATGAAATTTGAAAATGGAATATAGGAGGGCTTAAAAATGAGTGAAGAAATGGCGACTTATTGGTTTAACAAAATGTACGAGCTCGGAATTATCCATGAAGTATTAAGGCAGGAGGGAGTTATCAAATGAGTAAAACTTATAAAAGCTACTTAATAGCAGTACTGTGCTTTACAGTCTTAGCGATTGTACTCATGCCGTTTCTATACTTCACTACAGCGTGGTCAATTGCAGGATTCGCAAGTATCGCAACATTCATATTCTATAAAGAATACTTTTATGAAGAATAAAAAAACTGCTACTTGCGCCAACAAGTAACAGAAAAGTATTTAAGAAATAAAATTCAAGTTAAATATAAAACGAAAAACGGAGGAAGTCAAGATGTATTACGAAATAGGCGATGTATGTCAGAAGGTAATTAATGTAGACGGATTTGATTTTAAATTAGCAGTTAAGAAGAAGGACCACAGCATTCTGGTGAATATCTTAGATTTAGAAGATAAGTTTATCGACGGCATAAACATAACTAATGAGAACGATCTATACACAGCATTAGACATATTAAATCAATCTATTTACGAATGGATTGAAGAAAACGCAGATGATTATGACAGACTAATTAACTTAGTCATGAAATGGTAGGAGGTTGCTATGAAGCAGACTGTAACTTATATCATTCGTCATAGGGATATGCCAATTTATATAACTAACAAACCAACTGATAACAATTCAGATATTAGTTACTCCACAAATAGAAATAGAGCTAGGGAGTTTAACGGTATGGAAGAAGCGAGTATCAATATGGACTATCACAAAGCAATCAAGAAAACAGTGACAGAAACAATTGAGTACGAGGAGGTAGAACATGACTGAACAAACTAATCAAGATGTCGATATTTTAACGCAACTAGATGTAAAAGACATCAGCAAACAAAATGCAAACAAGTTTTATAAATTTGCGATATACGGCAAGTTCGGTACTGGTAAAACTACGTTTTTAACAAAAGATAACAATGCCTTAGTACTAGATATAAATGAGGACGGAACAACGGTAACAGAAGATGGGGCAGTTGTGCAGATTAAGAATTATAAGCATTTTAGTGCAGTGGTTAAAATGTTGCCTAAAATTATTGAACAACTAAGAGAAAACGGAAAACAAATTGATGTTGTAGTGATTGAAACAATCCAAAAGCTACGTGATATCACTATGGACGACATCATGGACGGAAAATTAAAGAAACCAACATTTAATGAATGGGGCGAGTGTGCTTCACGCATTGTAAGTATTTATCGTTATATTTCTAAATTACAAGAACATTATCAATTCCATCTTGCTATAAGTGGACACGAGGGAATTAACAAAGACAAAGATGGTGAGGGTAGCACTATCAATCCAACAATCACGATAGAGGCACAAGATCAAATAAAAAAAGCGGTCATCAGTCAATCTGATGTGTTAGCAAGAATGACAATAGAAGAACATGAGCAAGACGGCGAAAAAGCTTATCAATATGTTCTTAACGCTGAACCATCAAACTTATTCGAGACAAAGATAAGACACTCAAGCAACATTAAAATTAACAACAAACGTTTCATTAATCCAAGTATTAACGACGTAGTACAAGCAATCAGAAATGGAAACTAATAAAAAAACTAAAAAGGACGGTATTTAATTATGAAAATCACAGGACAAGCGCAATTTACTAAAGAAACAAATCAAGAAAAGTTTTATAACGGCTCAGCAGGGTTTCAAGCTGGAGAATTCACAGTGAAAGTTAAAAATATTGAATTCAATGATAGAGAAAATAGATATTTCACAATCGTATTTGAAAATGATGAAGGCAAACAATATAAACATAATCAATTTGTACCGCCGTATAAATATGATTTCCAAGAAAAACAATTGATTGAATTAGTTACTCGATTAGGTATTAAGTTAAATCTTCCTAGCTTAGATTTTGATACCAATGATCTTATTGGTAAGTTTTGTCACTTGGTATTGAAATGGAAATTCAATGAAGATGAAGGTAAGTATTTTACGGATTTTTCATTTATTAAACCTTACAAAAAGGGCGATGATGTTGTTAACAAACCTATTCCGAAGACAGATAAGCAAAAAGCTGAAGAAAATAACGGGGCACAACAACAAACATCAATGTCTCAACAAAGCAATCCATTTGGAAGCAGTGGCCAATTTGGATATGACGACCAAGATTTAGCGTTTTAAGGTGTGGTTTAAATGCAATACATTACAAGATACCAGAAAGACAATGACGGCACTTATTCCGTCGTTGCTACTGGTGTTGAACTTGAACAAAGTCACATTGACTTACTAGAAAACGGATATCCACTAAAAGCAGAAGTAGAGGTTCCGGATAATAAAAAACTATCTATAGAACAACGCAAAAAAATATTCGCAATGTGTAGAGATATAGAACTTCACTGGGGAGAACCAGTGGAATCAACTAGAAAATTATTACAAACAGAATTGGAAATTATGAAAGGTTATGAAGAAATCAGTCTGCGCGACTGTTCTATGAAAGTTGCAAGGGAGTTAATAGAACTGATTATAGCGTTTATGTTTCATCATCAAATACCTATGAGTGTAGAAACGAGTAAGTTGTTAAGCGAAGATAAAGCGTTATTATATTGGGCTACAATCAACCGCAACTGTGTAATATGCGGAAAACCACACGCTGACTTAGCACATTACGAAGCAGTCGGTAGAGGTATGAACAGAAACAAAATGAACCACTATGACAAACATGTATTAGCGCTATGTCGCGAACATCATAACGAGCAACATGCGATTGGCGTTAAGTCGTTTGATGATAAATATCACTTGCATGACTCGTGGATAAAAGTTGATGAGAGGCTCAATAAAATGTTGAAAGGAGAAGACAATGGGAGAAGTATCGTGGATAAAACTTAAAGTTGGCATGTTTGATGACAGCAAAATCAAATATATCGAAGCCTTACCCGAAAGAGATACGATCATAACTATTTGGGTTAAGTTGCTAACTTTATCAGGAAAGTACAACGAACAAGGTTATATTATGTTATCCGAAAACTTGCCTTATAACGAAGAAATGTTAGCAAATGAGTTTAGTCGACCTATCAACTCAATAAGGTTAGCAATACAAACTTTTGAGACATTGGGCATGATTGAAAAAGTTAATGGTGTCATAAAAGTGACAAATTGGGAAAAGCACCAAAATATTGAAGGACTCGAGAAAATCAGAGAGCAGAACAGGTTGAGGAAACAAAAGCAACGAGAAAACAACAGAAAATTGCTAAACGGTCACGTGACGTCACGTGACAGTCACGCAACAGAAGAAGATAAAGAATTAGATAAAGAATTAGATAAAGAATTAGAAAGAGATAAAGAAAAAGATATAGATAAGAACTTAAGTGCAAATAATAGCGCAACTGACGTTACGCATGAGCAATTTGAAGAATGGTGGAAACTTTACGACAGGAAGAAAGATAAAAAGATATCTTTCACTAAATTCAAATCATGCTTAAAGAAACATTCTTTTGAGCAAATCATGCAAGGTACACGAGAATATTTGAAAACTATTACAGACAAACAATATCAAAAGTACCCTAAAACGTTTTTAACTAACGAAAGCTATATGAATGATTATAGCGAAGAGATTAAAGAAGAAGTAAACAATCAATATGTAGATGCGTTTCAGCGTGCATCACAATCCAGTATAGAAAATTTACCGTTTTAAAGGAGTGAGAAAGTGGAGTCATTCCAGAACTTAGCAAAGAAACCAACTTTAAAGAAACAAATCATTGAACAAGCGTTTGATTTGAAATGTGAGAACTGTGGACGTAAGTACGACTATTACAAATTTGATGACGGTTCAGAATTCAAACATGGTTGTGACTGCGAAATGATAGAGTACGCCAAACAATCAACTGAAAACTATCACAAGAGAAATAGACGAAGAAAAGCAGAACGCATATTCAAACAATCGATAATGAACGAAGATCTAACGAAAGCAACGTTTGATAATTACAATCCGACTAATGAACAACTAGTCTATGCGAAAAACTTATGCGAACGTTACGCAAACAATTTCACGTTAGACAATAAACAATCGCTACTAATTCAAGGCTCATTTGGTACAGGTAAATCACACTTATCAATGAGTATTGTTAAATCAGTTAAAGCTAAAGGCTACACAGTGCTATATATGAACGTACCTCAATTGATATCAACAATTAAAAACACTTATAACAACCAAACTGCTATGACTGAACAGGAATTGGCTCAAATTATAAGTGATGTCGATTTAATGGTATTCGATGACTACGGTATCAACATGAACGAATTCGCTACTAGTAAGATGTTTGAGCTTATCGAAAGTAGAATAGGCAAACACAATATCTTTACTACCAACTTAGACGAGAAAGAAATGACAAAAAACAAAGACTTACAACGTATATTCAGCAGAATCATGAGCAACACAACGCTTATCAAGATGGACGGTCAAGATTACAGGACTAGAGGTTTAAAACTATGATTACCAAAGAATTTTTAAAAACTAAACTTGAGTGTTCAGATGTGTACGCTCAGAAACTCATAGACGAGGCACAGGGAGACGAAAACAAGTTATATGACCTATTTATCCAAAAACTTGCAGAACGTCACACACGCCCCGCTATCGTCGAATATTAAGGAGTGTTAAAAATGCCGAAAGAAAAATATTACTTATACCGAGAAGATGGCACGGAAGATATTAAGGTCATCAAGTATAAAGACAACGTAAATGAAGTTTATTCTCTCACAGGAGCCCATTTCAGCGACGAAAAGAAAATCATGACTGATAGAGACCTAAAACGATTCAAAGGCGCTCACGGGCTTCTATATGAGCAAGAGCTAGGATTACAAGCAACGATATTTGATATTTAGAGGTGGCACAATGAGTAAATACAATGCTAAGAAAGTTGAGTACAAAGGAATTGTATTTGATAGCAAAGTAGAGTGTGAATATTACCAATATTTAGAAAGTAATATGAATGGCACTAACTATGATCGTATCGAAATACAACCGAAATTTGAATTACAACCTAAATTCGGGAAACAAAGACCGATTACGTATATAGCCGATTTCTCTTTGTGGAAGGAAGGGAAACTGGTTGAAGTTGTAGACGTTAAAGGTAAGGCGACCGAAGTTGCCAACATCAAAGCGAAGATATTCAGATATCAGTATAGAGATGTGAATTTAACGTGGATATGTAAAGCGCCTAAATACACAGGTCAAGAATGGATGGTATATGAGGACTTAGTGAAAGTCAGACGTAAAAGAAAAAGAGAAATGAAGTGATCTAATGCAACAACAAGCATATATAAATGCAACGATTGATATAAGAATACCTACCGAAGTTGAATATCAGCATTTTGATGATGTGGATAAAGAAAAAGAAACGTTGGCGGATTACTTATATAACAATCCTGACGAAATACTAGAGTATGACAATCTGAAAATTAGAAATGTAAATGTAGAGGTGGAATAAATGGCAGGCATAAATACGAAAGTGAGAATAGACGGTAAGTTGATGACGCTTATTGATGCATCTGATAAATACGACATCAAAGTATCGACACTAATTACTAGACACACTAAAGGTTTAAGAGGTCAAGAATTAATACAAAATTTAGCGAAAGCTAGAAAAGTAGAAATTAACGGCAAGATGATGACTGTTAACGAAATAACTAAAAAGTACAACATAAGCAAAGGGCTACTTAACTACAGAATATCAAAAGGGCTAACTGGTAACGCACTCATTGCACCATCGCAAGAAAAGAAAACGTTTAGAGATAACGGAAGAATTACGCAAGAGGAAAGACGCATATTGTCAGAAATTGACGCTAGACACGAGCAAGAACTGCGAGACAAGAAAAAAGCAAAAAAGAATGAGAAAGAGCGTCAACGTTTAGCAATGATTGAAAAGTATAAACGACGTGATCCGTACTGGTTCGATGTCACTTATAACCAAATGTTCAAGAAATGGAGTGAAGCATAATGAGCATAATCAGTAACAGAAAAGTAGATATGAACAAAACGCAAGACAACGTTAAGCAACCTGCGCATTACACATACGGCGACATTGAAATTATAGATTTTATTGAACAAGTTACGGCACAGTACCCACCACAATTAGCATTCGCAATAGGTAATGCAATTAAATACTTGTCTAGAGCACCGTTAAAGAATGGTCATGAGGATTTAGCAAAGGCGAAGTTTTACGTCGATAGAGTATTTGACTTGTGGGAGTGATGACCATGACAGATAGCGGACGTAAAGAATACTTAAAACATTTTTTCGGCTCTAAGAGATATCTGTATCAGGATAACGAACGAGTGGCACATATCCATGTAGTAAATGGCACTTATTACTTTCACGGTCATATCGTGCCAGGTTGGCAAGGTGTGAAAAAGACATTTGATACAGCGGAAGAGCTTGAAACATATATAAAGCAAAGTGATTTGGAATATGAGGAACAGAAGCAACTAACTTTATTTTAAAAGGGCGGAAACAATGAAAATCAAAATTGAAAAAGAAATGAATTTACCTGAACTTATCCAATGGGCTTGGGATAACCCCAAGTTATCAGGTAATAAAAGATTCTATTCAAATGATGTTGAGCGCAACTGTTTTGTGACTTTTCATGTTGATAGCATCTTATGTAATGTGACTGGATATGTATCAATTAACGATAAATTTACTGTTCAAGAGGAGATATAACAATGAAAATCAAAGTTAAAAAAGAAATGAGATTAGATGAATTAATTAAATGGGCGCGAGAAAATCCGGATCTATCACAAGGAAAAATATTTTTTTCAACAGGATTTAGTGATGGATTCGTTCGTTTTCATCCAAATACAAATAAGTGTTCGACGTCAAGTTTTATTCCAATTGATATCCCCTTCATAGTTGATATTGAAAAAGAAGTAACGGAAGAGACTAAGTTTGATAGGTTGTTAGAGGTATATGAGATTCAAGAAGGAGTCTATAAATCCGCATTACACAAAGGTATCAGTTTGAACGAACGTTTTGAAGACGACAATATTTTTCCTACTAAAGCATTCTATATCTTAAACGATGACATGACGATGACATTGATTTGGAAAGATGGGGAGTTGGTAGAATGATGCAAACCTATAAAGTAAGTCTTTGTATCAAGTTCTTAGCGTCTAAATGTAATTATAAATTAAAAAAGCATTATTTTGTGCAAAGTACGAATGAGGAAGAAGCCACGAATACGGTATTAAAACTGACTCGTAAAAAGCTCCCATTCAAAACTGCAAGCATAGAAGTAGAAAAAGTGGAGGTAGTAGAATGATGCCTAAATATCGAGTGTGGGACGAATATACAGGAAGAATACACGATGTTGTAGGATTCGACTTCATCGAGAATGAAGTTCACTATGAAAACTACGCGGAAGCAGAAGCTTTAATACACGCAAGAGATTTCAAAGATGTAGAACTTATGCAAAGTACAGGACTTAAAGACAAAAACAACAACGAAATATATGCGGGAGATATAGTTGAGTTCAAAGATGGAGTACTCATGATAGCGGGCGACGATGAGTCTTTAGTAGATACAATTAATAGAGCAGTGATATCTATTGATATTGTAAATGGTATTCAATTAAAAGATTTTATGTTTGAGGGTGCACTCTCTGAAAATGATTACTTTGAGTATATAGACAAAAAATCCTTCCTTAGATATGACTGTGAGGTTAAAGGCAACATATTTGAATCATCTCATTTACTGGAGGTAACAGAATGAACTATGAAACAGGGTTCCAACTAAGCGTAATGGACGCTAGGTTGAAGGATATGAGAAAACAACGTGATGCGTACAAGAAGCAACGAGATGAGCTTATTGGGGATATGACGGAAGTTAAGAGAAAAGCAAAAGCATTTGATGAGATAGATAATCTGATTTATGAAGTATTCGAAATGATGAATTGCTTTAAATTCAGTTTTATCAATGAAAATAAAGAGCTTATCCTCGATAGCGAATCAAATATTTTCTTTTCACTAAAAGATTGCGCTAACAAATTAGATTTAGTTGTTAAATTTATTCATTGGGTTAGCAGATGTTGTATTGAAAATATATCTCCTGAAAGAACACAGGTTTTTTTACAAACAGGTTTCGAACTTTATATTGGCAAACATTTAACAAATAATGATTACGAATACATGTATAGATGCTTTGGCAACGGATTAAATAGTGATGGCGCATATAGTTATGCCAGAAGATTATTAAATATTCCGGAGGGTTAAAAATGACAGTAGATAAAAAAGTGTTGAAAAATTTAAAAAACGTATCAAAGAGCCGGAGAAGAAAGCAAGCGCATGGGATAGGTATTGCAAGAGTGTTGAAAAAGATTTAATAAACGAATTCGGTAACGATGATGAAAGAGTTAAATTCGGAATGGAATTAAACAACAAAATTTTTATGGAGGAAGACACTAATGAATAACCGCGAACAAATTGAACAGTCCGTTATAAGTGCTAGTGCGTATAACGGTAATGACACAGAGGGATTACTAAAAGAGATTGAGGACGTGTATAAGAAAGCGCGAGCGTTTGATGAAATACTTGAGGGAATGACAAATGCTATTCAACATTCAGTTAGAGAAGGTATTGAACTTGATGAAGCAGTAGGGATTATGGCAGGTCAAGTGGTCTATAAATATGAGGAGGAACAGGAAAATGAGTATTAGTGTAGGAGATAAAGTATATAACCATGAAACAAACGAAAGTCTAGAGATTGTGCAATTGGTCGGAGATATTAGAGATACACATTATAAACTGTCCGATGATTCAGTTATTAGCATTATAGATTTTATTACTAAACCAATTTATCTAATTAAAGGGGACGAGTGAGTGGAATGGAAACGATTAAAAAATGTGGTGCCGCACCCAGTTATCAAAAATAAAAACTTAAAGTCGGTATACGTAACAAAAGATAACGTGAAAGAGGTTCAAAAAGAATTAGGTTTCTTTGAAATTTTTAATGAAGAAGTGTTATTAACTGGATTTTTATCATTTCAAAGGATACCTATTTACATTATTTGGATTAATCCTAAATCTCATAAGACGCCTAGATATTACTTTGCTAACGAGCATGAGATTGAAAGATATTTTGAATTTTTGGAGGACGAGTAAATGCTTGAAATCATCGACCAACGTGATGCATTGCTAGAAGAAAAGTATTTAAACGACGACTGGTGGTACGAGTTAGATTATTGGTTGAATAAACGCAAGTCAGAAAGTGAACAGATTGATATTGATAGAGTGCTTAAATTTATTGAGGAATTAAAACGATAGGAGATAACGAATAAATGAATAATTTAACAGTAGATCAATTAAAAGAACTTTTACAAATACAAAAGGAGTTCGACGATAGAATACCGACGCTGAACTTACGAGATAGCAAAATAGCATATGTAGTTGAATTCTTTGAATGGTTTAATACATTGGAAACGTTTAAGAACTGGAAGAAGAAACCAGGTAAGCCGTTAGACGTACAACTTGATGAATTAGCTGACATGTTGGCGTTTGGATTGAGTATTGCGAATCAAGTAGGAGTGTCATCAGAAGAGATAAAAGAAGCGATTGAATCAAGTTTTAAAAATACAGAATTTCACAAAATGTTTAATTTTAAAGATAAAGAATTTGCTCAAGACGCAGTTGTTAGTACACCACAGATAATATTCAAAGAATTTTATCCCGACCAATTGGCAATTGTAATAGTGATAGACATAGCTTACAACTTATATTCTATCGACCAACTCATTGACGCATACAAAAAGAAAATGAAAAGGAACCACGAAAGACAAGATGGAACAGCAGACGCAGGAAAAGGATACGTGTAAAGACATCTTAGATCGAGTCAAGGAGGTTTTGGGGAAGTGACACAATACTTAGTCACAACATTCAAAGATTCAACAGGACGTAAACATACGCACATAACTCGAGCTAAGAGCAATCAAAGGTTTACAGTTGTTGAGGCAGAGAGTAAAGAAGAAGCGAAAGAGAAGTACGAGGCGCAAGTTAAAAGGGATGCAATTGAATCAATCACACTTATTGAGGAGCGTGGGAAATGAATCAGCTGAGAATTTTATTACATGACGGTAGTAGTTTGATATTACATGAAGATGAATTATTTAACGAAATAGTATTTGTTTTGGACAATTTTAGAAATGATGATGACTATTTAACGATAGAAAAAGATTATGGCAGAGAACTTGTATTGAACAAAGGTTATATAGTTGGGATCAATGTTGAGGAGGCAGATGATGATTAACATACCTAAAATGAAATTCCCGAAAAAGTACACTGAAATAATCAAAAAATATAAAAATAAAACACCTGAAGAAAAAGCTAAGATTGAAAATGATTTTATTAAAGATATTAATGATAAAGACAGTGAATTTTACAGTCCTATGATGGCTAATATGAATGAACATGAACTAAGGGCTATGTTAAGAATGATGCCTAGTTTAATTGATACTGGAGATGACAATGATGATTAAAAAACTTAAAAATATGGATTGGTTCGATATCTTTATTGCTGGAATACTGCGATTATTCGGCGTAATCGCACTGATGCTTGTTGTCATATCGCCTATCTATACAGTGGCTAGTTACCAAAACAAAGAAGTACATCAAGGGACAATTACAGATAAATATAACAAGAGACAAGATAAAGAAGACAAGTTCTATATTGTATTAGACAACAAACAAGTCATTGAAAACTCCGACTTATTATTCAAAAAGAAATTTGATAGCGCAGACATACAAGCTAGGTTAAAAGTAGGCGACAAAGTAGAAGTTAAGACGATTGGATATAGAATACACTTTTTAAATTTATATCCGGTCTTATACGAAGCAAAGAAGGTAGATAAACAATGATTAAACAAATATTAAGACTATTATTCTTACTAGCGATGTATGAGTTAGGTAAGTATGTAACTGAGCAAGTATATATTATGATGACGGCTAATGATGATGTAGAGGCGCCGAGTGACTTCGCAAAGTTGAGCGATCAGTCTGATTTGATGAGGGCGGAGGTGTCAGAGTAGATGTATAGCAAAGAGTCAATTGTTAATATGATAGGCACACATAAAATGAAGTGTAATGTATTAGCTGATGTAATACCGGAATATGATAGCAATTCAATTGCACAGTATGGCATACAAGCAACGTTGCCGAAACCACAAGGGGAAAACTCAAGTAAAGTTGAAGATGTTGTTGTGAGGCTTGAGAGAGCAAATAAAAGGTATGCTCAGATGTTAAAAGAGGTTGAGTTTATAAATCAATCGCAACAGAGATTGGGACACGTTGACTTTTGCTTCTTAGAGTTATTGAAGAAAGGTTATAACAGGGATGCGATTATCAAGAAGATGCCTAACTCTAAATTAAATAGAAACAACTTCTTAGCGCGCCGTGATGAGTTAGCAGAAAAGATTTATCTACTACAGTGACGAAAATGACAAAAATGACAGAAATGACGAAAATGACACTATTTTTAAACTGTGAATTAATTTTATATAATTGATTTGTAAGAATTATCTTAAGACGTGGGGTAATAGCCACATTAGATGTTCTCATCGATGTGATTGAGAAGTGACAAACATATAAAAGATGATATGTTACGCTATTAATCACCTACTACCTGCCTATATGGTGGGTAGTTTAATTCTTGCATTTTGAGTCATAACTATTTTCCTCCTTTCACATTTATTGAACGTAGCTCCTGCACAAGATGTAGGGGCATTTTTTATATTTAAATAACTAGAGTAATTAACGTAAAGGCGTGTGATACAGTGAAAACAATTGATTAAATTAACACCGAAGCAAGAAAAGTTTGTGCTAGGACTCATAGAGGGCAAGAGCCAACGGAAAGCATATATTGACGCAGGGTATTCGACTAAAGGTAAGAGTGGGGAATATCTAGATAAAGAAGCGAGTACACTTTTTAAAAATCGGAAGGTTTCCGGAAGGTACGAAAAATTGCGTCAAGAAGTAGCTGAACAATCAAAATGGACACGCCAAAAGGCCTTTGAAGAATATGAGTGGCTAAAGAATGTAGCTAAGAATGACATTGAAATAGAGGGAGTGAAGAAAGCGACAGCTGATGCATTCCTCGCTAGTTTAGATGGTATGAATAGAATGACGTTAGGTAACGAAGTTTTAGCTAACAAGAAAATAGAAACTGAAATTAAGATGCTTGAGAAGAAGATTGAACAAATAGATAAAGGTGACAGTGGAACAGAAGATAAAATCAAACAACTTCACGACGCAATAACGGAAGTGATCGTCAATGAATAAACTTAAATCTTTATATACGGACAAACAAATTGAAATATTGAAGCAAACGCAAAAACGAGATTGGTTTATGTTAATTAATCACGGAGCAAAGCGTACAGGTAAAACAATATTAAACAATGACTTATTTTTACGTGAGTTAATGCGTGTGCGAAAGATAGCAGACGAAGAAGGAATTGAGACACCTCAATATATACTTGCTGGTGCAACATTAGGTACGATTCAAAAAAACGTACTAATAGAGTTAACTAACAAATATGGCATTGAGTTTAATTTTGATAAATATAATTCATTCATGTTATTTGGCGTTCAAGTGGTTCAGACAGGTCACAGTAAAGTAAGTGGTATAGGAGCTATACGTGGTATGACATCGTTTGGTGCATATATCAATGAAGCGTCGTTAGCGCATGAAGAGGTGTTTGACGAGATTAAGTCACGTTGTAGTGGAACTGGTGCAAGAATATTGGTAGATACCAACCCTGACCATCCCGAGCATTGGTTGTTGAAAGATTATATTGAAAATACAGATCCTAAAGCAGGTATACTGAGTCACCAATTTAAGCTCGATGACAATAACTTTCTTAATGATAGATATAAAGAGTCTATTAAGGCTTCAACACCATCAGGTATGTTCTATGAACGTAATATCAACGGTATGTGGGTGTCTGGTGACGGTGTAGTATATGCCGACTTTGATTTGAATGAGAATACGATTAAAGCAGATGAACTGGACGACATACCTATCAAAGAATACTTTGCTGGTGTCGACTGGGGTTACGAGCACTATGGATCTATTGTGTTAATAGGACGAGGTATAGATGGTAACTTTTATTTTATTGAGGAGCACGCACACCAATTTAAGTTTATTGATGATTGGGTGGTTATTGCAAAAGATATTGTAAGTAGATATGGCAATATTAATTTTTACTGCGATACTGCACGACCTGAATACATCACTGAATTTAGAAGACATAGATTACGTGCAATTAACGCTGATAAAAGTAAACTATCGGGTGTAGAGGAAGTTGCTAAGTTGTTCAAACAAAACAAGTTACTTGTTCTTTATGATAATATGGATAGGTTTAAGCAAGAGGTATTTAAATATGTTTGGCACCCTACAAACGGAGAGCCTATAAAAGAATTTGATGACGTGTTGGACTCGTTAAGATATGCCATATACACACATACTAAACCTGAACGATTAAGGAGGGGGAAATGACATTGTATAAGTTAATAGATGATATTGAAGCACAAGGAATATTGCCTAAGCATATTGAGGCTCTAATAGAGTCACATAAAGACGATAGAGAGAGAATGGTTAATCTCTATAATAGATACAAGACACATATTGACTATGTACCAATATTCAAACGTCGACCAATTGAAGAAAAAGAAGATTTTGAAACTGGTGGAAATGTAAGGCGATTAGACGTGTCTGTTAATAACAAACTTAACAACTCTTTTGACAGCGAAATTGTTGATACACGTGTTGGTTATTTACATGGTGTTCCTGTTACTTATGATTTAGATGAAAACGCAGAAAAAAACGAAAAGTTGAAAAAGTTTATAACCAACTTTGCCATTAGAAATAGTGTTGATGATGAGGATTCTGAAATAGGTAAAATGGCAGCAATTTGCGGATATGGTGCTAGGTTAGCATATGTTGATACGAATGGTGATATTAGGATTAAGAATATAGATCCCTATAATGTTGTTTTTGTTGGCGACAATATTTTAGAGCCTACGTACTCATTGCGCTACTTTTATGAAAAAGATGATGATAACGGTACCGATTATGTGTACGCAGAATTTTACGATGATACTTATTATTATGTATTTCGTGGAGAAGGTATTGACGCTTTGCAAGAAATTGGGCGATATGAACATTTATTTGACTACAATCCATTGTTTGGTGTACCTAACAATAAAGAGATGATAGGAGACGCTGAAAAGGTTATTCACTTAATTGACGCATATGATTTAACAATGAGCGACGCGTCAAGCGAGATTAGTCAGACGCGTTTAGCATACCTTGTGTTACGCGGTATGGGTATGAGTGAAGAAATGATTCAAGAAACACAAAAGAGTGGCGCATTTGAGTTGTTCGACAAAGATATGGACGTTAAATACTTAACTAAAGATGTAAATGACACAATGATTGAGAACCATTTAGATCGAATCGAAAAGAATATCATGCGTTTTGCAAAGTCAGTAAACTTTAATTCTGACGAGTTTAATGGAAATGTGCCTATCATTGGAATGAAACTTAAGCTTATGGCTTTAGAGAACAAGTGTATGACGTTTGAGCGTAAGATGACAGCGATGTTACGTTACCAATTCAAAGTTATTTTATCTGCATTAAAGCGTAAAGGGTACAACTTGGATGATGATAGTTATTTAAATCTGATATTTAAGTTCACTCGTAACATTCCGGTTAATAAGTTAGAAGAATCACAAGTGCTAATTAACCTGAAGGGACAAGTTTCAGAACGAACAAGGTTGGGACAATCACAACTAGTTGATGATGTTGATTACGAATTAGACGAAATGGAAAAAGAAAGTCTTGAATTTAATGACAAATTACCTGACATAGATGAAGGTGACGCAAATGATAAATCCCAAAATAACCAATCAGAATGATATTGATGAGTATATCGAGGGTTTAATCTCTAAAGCAGAAAAACCAATAGAACAACTATTTGCTAATCGACTTAAAGAGATAAAACAAATCATCGCAGATATGTTTGAGAAATATCAAAATGATGATGTGCACGTTACATGGACTGAATTCAATAAATACAACAGGCTCAATAAGGAGTTAACTCGTATAGGTACAATGTTGACTGATGACTATAGGCAAGTAGCTAAGATGATTCAGAAGTCACAGGAAGACGCTTATATCGAAAAGTTCCTTATGAGCCTTTATTTATATGAAATGGCAAGTCAAACATCTATGCAGTTCGATGTTCCAAGTAAAGAAGTAATCAAATCGGCTATTGAGCAACCTATTGAGTTCATTCGTTTAATGCCAACACTACAAAAACATCGTGATGAAGTATTAAAAAAAATACGCATGCACATTACACAAGGTATTATGAGTGGAGAGGGCTACTCTAAGATAGCAAAAGCAATACGTGATGATATTGGCATGTCTAAAGCTCAATCATTGCGTGTAGCTCGTACAGAAGCAGGCAGAGCAATGTCACAAGCTGGACTTGATAGTGCAATGGTTGCTAAAGATAACGGTTTGAAGATGAAGAAACGTTGGCATGCTACCAAAGATACACGTACACGCGATACTCATCGCCATTTAGACGGTGAATCAGTGGAAATAGACCAAAACTTTAAATCAAGTGGGTGCGTTGGACAAGCACCAAAGCTATTTATCGGTGTTAACAGTGCGAAAGAAAATATCAACTGTCGTTGTAAATTACTCTATTACATTGATGAAGATGAATTACCCACTGTGATGAGAGTGCGTAATGATGATGGCGAAAATGAAGTCATACCATTCATGAATTATCGTGAGTGGGAAAAACGCAAGCGGAAAAAGAAATAATGCACCTATCGACCTTAGTATGTCGTTAAACTGCTTTTTATTATGCACTTTTCGGACTGTAAGGGTACGCGAAGGGCAAAAAGGAGTTTTGATATATGAATATCGAAGAAGTTAAGTCTTTTTTTGCAGAACATAAAGACGATAAAGAAGTAAAAGATTATCTAAACGGACTTAAGACGGTGTCTGTTGATGACGTTAAAGGCTTTTTAGATACAGAAGAAGGTAAACGATTCATTCAACCTGAATTAGATCGTTATCATTCGAAAGGATTAGAGTCGTGGAAAGAAAAAAATCTAGAGAATCTAATTGAAAAAGAAGTACAGAAGCGTAATCCTGAGCAATCAGAAGAACAAAAACGCATTAGTGCTCTTGAAAAAGAGTTAGAAAAACGTGATGCAGAAGCAAAACGTGAAAAACTAAGAAGTAATGCATTGGGTAAAGCGCAAGAACTAAATTTACCAACCTCCTTAGTTGATAGATTTTTAGGCGACTCTGATGAAGATACTGAGCAAAACTTAAAAGCTTTAAAAGAAACTTTTGACAAGTATGTTCAAGAAGGTGTTGAGTCTAAATTTAAATCGAGTGGAAGAGATGTTAAAGAATCACAAAATCAAGATTTAGACTCTTCAAATGTAAAGTCCATTGAAGAAATGGCGAAAGAAATCAATATTAGAAAATAAAGTGAGGTAATAAAATATGGCAACTCCAACATACACGCCAGGCAATGTTATTTTATCCGATTTTAAAAACGGCGTAATTCCAGCAGAACAAGGTACTTTAATCATGAAAGACATTATGGCTAATTCAGCAATTATGAAATTAGCTAAAAACGAGCCGATGACAGCTCAAAAGAAAAAATTTACTTACTTAGCTAAAGGTGTAGGCGCTTACTGGGTATCAGAAACGGAACGTATTCAAACTTCTAAGCCTGAATATGCACAAGCAGAAATGGAAGCTAAGAAAATTGGTGTAATCATCCCGTTATCAAAAGAGTTTCTTAAATGGACTGCAAAAGATTTCTTTAATGAGGTTAAACCTTTAATTGCAGAGGCGTTTTACAAAGCGTTTGACCAAGCTGTTATCTTTGGTACTAAATCACCTTATAACACTTCAACTAGTGGTAAACCACTTGTAACAGGTGCAGAAGAGAAAGGTAATGTGGTTAATGATTCTAAAGATTTATACGTAGACCTTTCAGCGTTAATGGCTACTATTGAAGATGAAGAATTAGATCCAAACGGAGTATTAACTACGCGTTCGTTCAGAAGTAAAATGCGTAATGCTTTAGATGGTAATAAACATCCATTGTTTGATGCAAATGGTAATGAAATTATGGGACTACCTTTATCTTACACTGGTGCTGATGTGTTTGATAAGAAACAGTCATTAGCTTTAATGGGTGACTGGGATTACGCACGTTATGGCATCTTACAAGGTATTGAATATGCAATTTCAGAGGATGCAACTTTAACAACATTACAAGCATCTGATGCATCTGATCAACCGGTATCATTATTCGAACGTGATATGTTCGCTTTACGTGCGACGATGCATATTGCATACATGAACGTTAAACCAGAAGCGTTCGCAACGCTTAAACCAACTGAATAGGAGGAGATATGATGGCTAATCCTGCAGAAGAGATTAAGGTAAAAAAAGACGATGTGACCATTACTGTTACAAAGAAGGCGTTTGACTCTTATTACAGTCTTGTTGGTTACAAAGAGGTTAAATCACGCCGTACTACGTCTGATAAGAGCGAGTGATAAAAATGACTCTTTATGAAGATGTTAAACTTTTACTCAAGAAAAATGGAGTAGAAGTTAAAAGTGATGAAGAAGAAATATTTAAGATGGAAGTTGACGGAATACTAGAAGATGTTAGGGATATAACAAACAATGATTTTATGAAAGATGGTCAAGTTATTTATCCTTACTCAATCAAAAAGTATGTTGCAGATGTACTTGAGTATTATCAGCGTCCTGAGGTTAAAAGAAACTTAAAATCTAGAAGCATGGGGACAGTATCGTACACTTATAACGATGGTGTCCCTGATTACATTGGTGGAGTATTAAACAGGTATAAACGAGCAAAGTTTCATCCGTTTAAACCAATAAGATAGAGGTGTTGTTTGTGTTTAACCCGTACGACGAATTCCCACATACCATTTCTATTGGAAGTATTAAAAAAGTAGGAGAGTATCCAATTATACAAGAGCGCTTTGTTAGCGATAAAACAATTAAAGGATTTATGGATACGCCTACTACATCTGAACAATTAAAATTTCATCAAATGTCCCTTGAATACGACAGAAACCTATACGTACCTTATGATTTACCAATATCTAAAAATAATTTATTTGAGTATGAGGATAGAATCTTTAGTATTATAGGCGATTCTGTAGATCAGGGCGGGCAACATGAAATTAAGTTACTACGACTTAAGCAGGTGCCATATGGCAAAGGTTAAGTATGGTGCTGATAGCATGGTTGTTGAATTGGATAAGTTCGATAAGAAAATAGAAGAGTGGGTTAAAAAAGGTATCGCTAAAACAACGATGAAGATATATAACACTGCTGTAGCATTAGCTCCTGTTGACTCAGGTTTCTTGAAAGAAAGTATAGATTTTCGGTTTGAAAATGGTGGTTTAACTGGAGTTATCAATGTAGGTGCGAATTACAGTTTATACATTGAGTACGGCACAGGAATTTATAGTTTAAAAGGTAGTCGTGCTAAAAAGATTCCGTGGAGTTATAAAGATGCTAACGGTAAATGGCATACTACGAAAGGACAAGCGCCACAGCCGTTTTGGAACCCTGCAATTGACGCAGGACGCAAGACATTCGAGCAGTATTTTTCATAGAGGTGGTTAAATATGTGGGTATCAGTTGAGCCTGAACTTACAAATCAAATATATAAAAGATTAATCTCAGACCCTAACATTAACAAACTAGTTGATGATAGGGTCTTTGACGTTGTTCAAGATGACGCTGTTTACCCATATATTGTTGTGGGTGAATCAAACGTCACTAACAACGAATCTAGCGCAACAATGAGAGAAACAGTCGGTATTGTCATACATGTGTATTCACAGTTCGCTACACAATACGAGGCTAAGCTCATTTTAAGCGCGATAGGCTACGTGCTTAACAGGCCTATAGAAATAGATAATTATGAATTTCAATTTAGTCGTATCGATAGTCAAGCAGTATTTCCTGATATAGATAGGTTTACTAAGCATGGCACGATACGGCTTTTATTTAAGTACAGACATAAAAAGAAAAACGAAGGAGTGTATTAAATGGCGCAAAAAAACTATTTAGCGGTTGTACGTCCAGCTGAAACAGATTTAGATCCAGTAGAATCTTTATTATTAGCTGACTTACAAGAGGGCGGACATACAATTGAAAATGATTTAGCTGAAATAGTACGAGGCGGTAAAACGGACTATTCTTCTAACGCAATGTCAGAAGAAGTTAAATTGACAATTGGCAACGTGCCAGGAGACAAAGGTATTGCAGCAATGAAGCATGCAGTACAAACAGGCGGACAAGTACGCTTATGGCTTTATGAGCGTAATAAACGTGCTGATGGTAAATATCATGGTGTGTTTGGTTATGCTGTTCCTGAATCATTTGAAATGTCGTTTGATGATGAAGACAACAAAATTGAATTAACATTAAAAATTAAATGGAATACAGCAGAAGGTGCTGAAGATAACTTGCCGAAAGAGTGGTTTGAAGCTGCAGGTGCGCCTACAGTTGAATACGAAAAATTCGGCGAAAAAGTCGGAACATTCGAGAATCAAAAGAAAGCTAGTGTTGTATCTGATTCACACACGGAAGACCATTCTCTGTAAACGAATAGATCAAGGGGGCATACGCTCCCTATTTTTTTATACAAAATTTGAAAAGAGGTATACATTTTGACTGAATTTAATCCAATTACAACATTAAAAATTAACGACGGAGAAAAAGATTACGAAGTAGAAGCGAAAGTATCTTTTGCATTTGACCAAAAAGCAGAAAAGTTCTCACAAGAAACCACTGATGAAAACGGTAGAAAAGGAACGACACCAGGATTTAATGTTATTTTCAATGGCTTATTAGAATCTCGTAATAAAGCGATTTTGCAGTTTTGGGAATGTGCAACAGCTTACCTAAAAAACCCGCCAACTCGCGAACAGTTAGAAAAAGCGATTGATGATTTCATTACTGAGAGCGAAGACACTTTACCACTATTACAAGGTGCTTTAGACAAACTTAACAACAGTGGTTTTTTCAAGAGAGAGAGTCGCTCGTACTGGATGACGTTGCACAAAGCAGTGAGCATGTCGAAGAGCGACGACAAAGAGATGACAAAAATGGGCGTAGAAATGATGAAAGAGAATTACAAGGAAATCATGGGCGCAGAACCTTACACGATTACTCAAAAGTAAGACAATTAACAGCTAGATACTTAGGTTACATTCCTGAGCATGAACTGTTAGCTTTAACGCCTACTGAATGGCGTGATTGGCTCATTGGTGGTCAGGATAGATATTTAGACCAAAGACAGCTAGTTATCGAACAAGCGCAAGCTAATGGCTTAGTACAAGCTTCTAAAAAATTAACAGGAATGGCTCGTGACATTGAGAAACAGCGTTACGAAATAAGGGAACCTGGTAGCTATGCACGTGTACAACAGGCTAGATTAGAAGATGAAAAAAGAAAACGTGCTATGTTCAAAGAAGGTACGAGAAAATTCCTTGAATCGAAAGGAGGTTAGCTTTTGGATACTCATTTTATGGCAAAGATCATGGCTAATATTAGAGACTTTCAAAATAACGTAAGGAAAGCTCAACGATTAGCGAAAACATCTGTTCCCAATAATATTGAAACAGACGTAAAGGCGGATATATCAAAATTCCAAAGAGCTATGCAACGTGCTAAAGCTATGGCGCAAAAGTGGCGAGGGCATGATGTTAAATTATTCATGAAAACAGAAGAGTATAAAGCAAATTTAGAACGCGCAAAAGCACAAGCAGAACGATTCAAGCAACACAAAGTAGATTTAAAGTTAAGTGACGCTGAGTTAATGGCTAAATACAAGACTACTAAAGCTACTGTTGAAGCTTGGAGAAAACACGTTGTGAAGCTAGACTTAGATGCTAGCGCCGCAAAAATGGCGGTTAAAGGATTCAAAGAGGATTTGATAGATCTTAATAAGCACAGTTTTGATGTTGATTCTAGTAGATGGAAGTTAGGTAATAAATTCACAAAAGAATTCAACGAAGTTGAAGGAGCAGTTAAACGTTCTTTTGGAAGAATTGGTCAGATTATGAGAAAGGAAGTTAATGGAACAAGTAGTATTTGGGGCAAACTTAATAACGCATTGGAAGATTACGGTAAAAAAATGGACGCGCTAGCTACTAAAATTCGTACATTTGGTACGATTTTTGCACAACAAGTTAAAGGTTTAATGATTGCTAGTATACAAGCTTTAATACCAGTAATTGCTGGCTTAGTACCTGCAATAATGGCGGTACTTAATGCAGTCGGTGTATTAGGTGGTGGTATTCTAGGCTTGGCTGGAGCGTTTAGTATTGCTGGTGCAGGTGCAGTAGCATTTGGTGCAATGGCAATTAGTGCTATTAAAATGCTCAAAGATGGAACGTTACAAGTAACTAAAGAAACACAAGCTTACCAATCAGCTTTAAATGGCGTTAAATCGACTTGGCAAGATATTATTAAACAGAACCAAGCTCAAATATTCAATACATTAGCTAATGGTTTAAACACTATTAAAACAGCATTAATCGCGCTGAAACCTTTTATCTCCGGTGTAGCCCAATCTATGGAACAAGCTTCTCAGAAAGTGTTGAAATGGGCTCAAAATAGCCAAACAGCACAAAAGTTTTTTAACATGATGAATACTACTGGTGTTAAGACGTTTGACGCTTTATTAAGCGCGGCAGGACGTTTTGGAGATGGATTAGTGAATGTATTTACTCAATTAGCACCATTATTCTTATGGGTAGCTAATGGTTTAGATAGTTTAGGGCAAAAATTCCAAAACTGGGCTAATAGTGTAGCTGGACAAAATGCGATACAAGCATTTATCGAGTATACAAAGACAAACTTACCTAAATTAGGGCAAATATTTGGTAATGTATTTTCTGGAATTGGCAATTTAATGATTGCTTTCGGACAAAACAGTTCGAATATATTTGATTGGTTGGTTAAGTTAACCTCTCAATTCAGAGCGTGGTCAGAACAAGTAGGTCAATCACAAGGGTTTAAAGACTTTATAAGTTATGTTCAAGAGAATGGGCCAACAATTATGCAGTTAATCGGTAATATCGTAAAAGCGTTAGTGGCATTTGGTACTGCAATGGCACCTATAGCTAGTAAGTTGTTAGATTTCATCACTAATTTAGCTGGATTTATCGCTAAGCTATTCGAGACACACCCAGCTATAGCACAAGTTGCTGGTGTTATGGGTATTTTAGGTGGTGTATTTTGGGCTTTAATGGCTCCGATTGCAGCTGTTAGCAGTGTATTAAGTAATGTGTTTGGTATGACTTTATTGAATGTTGTCAAAAGAATACTGGATTTAACTAGAATAACTGGGTTGGTAAGTAAAGCGTTTGGTTTATTGGCTGGTGCTTTCACAAGTATTTCTTGGCCAATATTAGCAGTGATTGCCGTAATTGGCGCATTCATTGGCATTCTTGTTTATTTATGGAAAACAAATGAGAATTTCAGAAAAACAATAACAGAAGCTTGGAACGGTATTAAAACAGCAGTTTCTGGTGCGATTCAAGGTGTAGTAGATTGGTTAACTCAATTGTGGGGCAAAATTCAATCAACATTACAGCCAATCATGCCTATTTTGCAAATGTTAGGTCAAATATTCATGCAAGTTTTAGGTGTTTTAGTCATAGGTATCATCACAAACGTTATGAATATCATACAAGGTTTGTGGACGTTAATTACAATCGCGTTCCAAGCCATAGGAACAGTGATATCCGTAGCAGTCCAAATCATAGTAGGTTTGTTCACTGCTTTAATTCAGTTGCTTACTGGCGACTTCTCAGGTGCTTGGGAGACTATTAAAACTACGGTTACCAATGTACTTGATACGATTTGGCAATACATGCAATCAGTTTGGGAGTCAATTATCGGCTTCTTAACTGGCGTAATGAATCGAACGCTTTCTATGTTTGGTACAAGTTGGTCACAGATATGGAGTACAATCACTAATTTTGTTAGTAGTATTTGGAATACAGTTACAAGTTGGTTCAGTCGAGTTGCTTCGAGCATAGCTGAAAAAATGGGGCAAGCACTAAACTTTATTATCACAAAAGGTTCCGAATGGGTTTCTAACATTTGGAATACAGTTACAAGTTTCGCAAGTAAAGTAGCTGATGGATTTAAAAGAGTTGTCTCAAATGTAGGCGATGGTATGAGCGATGCACTCGGTAAGATTAAAAGTTTCTTCCGCGACTTCTTAAATGCTGGTGCAGAATTAATCGGCAAAGTAGCTGAGGGTGTAGCCAATGCTGCGCACAGAGTTGTTAGTGCAGTAGGCGATGCAATTTCATCTGCATGGGACTCTGTAACTTCATTCGTAAGTGGACACGGTGGGGGTAGCGGCTTAGGCAAAGGTTTAGCAGTATCACAAGCTAAAGTTATTGCTACAGACTTTGGCAGTGCCTTTAATAAAGAGCTATCCTCTACTTTGACAGATAGTATAGTAGATCCTGTAAGTACTTCTATAGACAGACACATGACTGGCGATGTTCAACATAGCTTAAAAGAAAATAATAGACCTATTGTGAATGTAACGATTAGAAATGAGGGAGACCTTGATTTAATCAAATCACGCATTGATGATATAGACGCTATAGACGGAAGTTTCAACTTATTATAAGGGAGGTTTGTTAGTTGATAGCGCACGATATAGAAGTAATAAGGAATGGTTCGCAGTATCGCGTCAGTGACAACCCTTTCACTTATAATCACTTGGAAGTAGTTGAATATAACGTTACAGGCGCAGGCTATCATCGTAACTATTCTGTCATAGAAGGTATCGATGGTAGATTTCATAATTTTGCTAAAGAAGAACTTAAAAAAGTAGAGCTTAAGTTAAGGTACAAAGTACCTAAGATCGCTTATGCTTCACATTTAAAATCAGACGTCCAAGCACTATTTGCTGGGCGTTTTTATTTAAGGGAATTAGCAACACCAGACAATTCAATTAAGTACGAACATATATTAGATACATCAAAAGGAAAACAAGCTTTCGAACTTGATTATGTTGATGGACGACAACTTTTAGTGGGGTTGGTAAGCGGAGTGTCTTTTGATACAACACAAACATCAGGGGAATTTTCTTTGTCATTTGAAACAACCGAACTACCATACTTTGAAAGTGTCGGTTATAGCACTGACCTTGAAAGTGATAACGACCCTGAAAAATGGTCGGTACCTGATAGATTGCCTACAAACGAAGGTGATAAGAGGCGTCAAATGACATTTTACAACACAAACTCTGGAGAAGTTTATTATAACGGTGATGTTCCTTTAACACAGTTTAATCAGTTTAATATAGTTGAAATAGAGTTAGCTGAAGATGTTAAAGCTAATGATAAGGATGGATTCACTTTCTATACAGATAAAGGAAATATCTCAGTTATTAAGGAAGTTGATTTAAAAGCCGGAGATAAAATAATTTTTGATGGTAAACATACCTATAGAGGTTATTTAAATATAGATTCTTTTAATAAAACTTTAGAACAACCGGTTTTATATCCAGGCTGGAATCGATTCAAGTCTAATAAAGTAATGAAACAAATTACATTTAGACACAAATTATATTTTAGATAAGGAGTAGCCTATGCCAATTTTATTAAAAAGCTTACAAGGTGTAGGGCATGCAATTAACGTTAGTACTAAAGTCAGTAAAAAGTTAAATGAAGATAGTTCTTTGGATTTAACAATTATTGAAAACGCGAGTACGTTTGACGCAATAGGTGCTATCACTAAAATGTGGACAATCACTCATGTTGAAGGTGAAGATGATTTCAACGAATATGTAATTGTAATACTTGATAAATCAACTATCGGCGAGAAAATAAGACTTGATATCAAAGCTAGGCAAAAAGAACTTGATGACCTTAATAACTCTAGGATTTACCAAGAGTATAACGAGAGTTTTACAGGCGTTGAGTTCTTTAATACTGTCTTTAAAGGAACGGGTTATAAGTATGTATTACATCCAAAAGTAGATGCATCTAAATTCGAGGGATTAGGCAAAGGAGATACACGATTAGAAATCTTTAAAAAAGGACTTGAGCGTTATCATCTCGAATATGAATACGACGCAAAGACTAAAACGTTTCATTTGTATGATGAATTATCTAAGTTTGCCAATTATTACATTAAAGCTGGTGTGAATGCTGATAACGTCAAAATACAAGAAGATGCGTCTAAGTGTTATACCTTTATTAAAGGTTATGGTGATTTTGATGGACAACAGACTTTTGCAGAAGCGGGACTACAAATTGAATTCACTCATCCATTAGCACAATTGATAGGTAAAAGAGAAGCGCCACCGCTTATTGATGGACGTATTAAAAAAGAAGATAGTTTAAAAAAAGCAATGGAGCTAGTGATAAAGAAAAGTGTCACTGCTTCTATTTCCTTAGACTTTGTAGCGTTACGTGAACATTTCCCAGAAGCTAATCCTAAAATAGGTGATGTTGTTAGAGTGGTGGATTCTGCCATAGGATATAACGATTTAGTAAGAATAGTAGAAATAACAACTGAAAGAAACGCTTATAATAATATCACTAAGCAAGATGTAGTATTAGGAGACTTTACAAGGCGTAATCGATATAACAAAGCAGTTAATGATGCTGCAAATTATGTTAAAAGCGTAAAATCTACTAAATCCGACCCATCTAAAGAACTAAAAGCATTAAATGCTAAAGTTAACGCAAGTTTATCTATCAACAACGATATATTAAAGAAAACTGAAAAATTAAACGCTAAAGTGGATAAAGTTAACACTAAAACAGTTACTACTGCTAATGGTACGATCATGTACGACTTTACGAGTCAATCAAGTATAAGAAATATCAAATCTATTGGAACGATTGGCGATTCCGTAGCTAGAGGGTCGCACGCGAAAACTAATTTCACAGAAATGTTAGGCAAGAAGTTAAAAGCTAAAACGACCAACCTTGCAAGAGGTGGCGCAACAATGGCAACAGTTCCAATAGGTAAAGAAGCGGTAGAAAACAGCATTTATAGACAAGCAGAGCAAATAAGAGGCGACCTAATCATATTACAAGGTACAGATGATGACTGGTTGCATGATTATTGGGCAGGCGTACCGATAGGCACTGATAAAACGGACACTAAAACGTTTTACGGTGCCTTTTGTTCTGCAATTGAAGTTATTAGAAAGAATAATCCAGATTCAAAAATACTTGTGATGACAGCTACAAGGCAATGCCCTATGAGTGGTACAACGATACGCCGTAAAGACACGGACAAAAACAAACTAGGGTTAACACTTGAAGACTATGTAAATGCTCAAATATTAGCTTGTAGTGAGTTAGACGTGCCAGTGTTTGACGCATATCACACAGATTACTTTAAGCCATACAATCCAGCTTTTAGGAAAGCGAGCATGGAGGACGGCTTACACCCTAACGAAAAAGGTCACGAGGTTATTATGTACGAGTTAATCAAGGATTATTACAGTTTTTACGACTAAAGGAGGCAACCAATGGCTTACGGATTAATAACAAGTTTGCATTCTATTACTGGCGAAAAAGTAGTTGCTCAGCATGAGTACAACTATCGATTACTTGATAATGGAATGAGTAAACTTGAAAAGATGTTTATATATCATCAAAAAGAAGAAATATATGCGCACACAGCTAACCAAATTAAATATTTGAATGGTAGTGTCTCAGACTTTTTAGCTTATTTAAATGGTCGATTCAGCAACATGGTACTAGGCCATAACGGCGACGGTATCAACGAGGTAAAAGATGCGCGTGTTGATAATACAGGATACGCGCACCCAACATTACAAGATCGTTTGTATCATGATTATGCAACGTTAGACGAATTCACTAAAAAAGTCGAGAAAGCTGTAGATGAACACTACAAAGAATATCGAGCAACTGAATATCGATTCGAACCGAAAGAGCAAGAACCAGAATTTATCACTGACTTATCGCCGTACACTAACGCAGTAATGCAATCATTTTGGGTAGATCCTAGAACAAAAATTATTTATATGACACAAGCACGTCCAGGCAATCATTACATGTTATCTAGATTGAAGCCTAATGGACAATTTATTGATAGATTGCTTGTTAAAAATGGCGGTCACGGCACACACAACGCCTATAGATATATCGGCAATGAGTTATGGATTTATTCAGCAGTGTTAGACGCTAACAATAATAACAAGTTTGTACGTTTTAAATATAGAACTGGAGAGATAACGTACGGCAATGAAATGCAAGACGTCATGCCAAATGTATTTAACGATAGATATACGTCAGCAATTTATAATCCAGTAGAAAACTTAATGATTTTCAGACGTGAATATAAAGCTTCTGAACAACAAGCTAAGAACGCATTAAACTTTGTTGAAGTTAGAAGTGCTGATGATATTGATAAAGGTATAGACAAAGTCTTGTACCAAATGGATATACCGATGGAGTATTCTTCATTAACGCAACCTATGCAAGGTATTGCTTATGATGCAGGTGTCTTATACTGGTACACTGGCGACTCAAATCCAGCTAACCCTAATTACTTGCAAGGCTTCGACATCAAAACGAAAGAATTGTTATTTAAACGTCGTATCGATATAGGCGGTGTGAATAACAACTTTAAAGGAGACTTCCAAGAAGCTGAGGGTCTCGACATGTATTACGATCTAGAAACGGGGCGTAAAGCGCTTTTAATCGGGGTAACTATTGGACCAGGTAATAACAGACACCACTCAATTTATTCAATTGGTCAAAGAGGTGTAAACCAATTCTTAAAAAACATCACACCTCAAGTATCGATGACTGATTCAGGTGGACGTGTTAAACCGTTACCAGTGCAAAATCCAGCATATCTTAGTGATGTTACTGAGGTTGGTAACTATTACTTATACTCTCAAGATACGCAAAATGCGCTAGACTTTCCATTACCTAAAGAATTTAGGGATGCAGGTTGGTTCTTTGATGTATTACCTGGACATTATAACGGTGCGGTAAGACAAGTACTCACTAGAAATAGCACAGGTAGAAATATGCTCAAATTTGAGCGTGTTATCGACATCTTTAACAAGAAAAACAACGGCTCATGGAACTTTAACCCGCAGAGTGCTGGATATTGGGAACATATACCTAAGAGCATCACAAAACTATCCGACTTGAAAATCGTTGGCCTAGATTTCTATATCACGGCTGAAGAATCAAAACGCTTTACCGACTTCCCGAAAGACTATAAAGGAATTGCAGGGTGGGTGTTAGAAGTAAAATCGAATACACCAGGCAACACAACACAAGTGTTAAGACGTAATAACTTTGCATCTGCTCATCAGTTTTTACTTAGAAACTTCGGATCTGGTGGCACAAGTAAGTGGAGTTTATTTGAAGGTAAGGAGGTTGCATAATGGTAGTAGATAATTTTTCGAAAGATGATAACTTAATCGAGTTACAAACAACATCACAATATAATCCTGTTATTGATACAAACATCAGTTTCTATGAATCAGATAGAGGAACTGGTGTTTTAAATTTTTCGGTAACTAAGAATAACAGACCGTTATCTATAAGTTCTGAACATGTTAAAACGTCTATCGTTTTAAAAACCGATGATTATAACGTAGATAGAGGCGCTTATATTTCAGACGAATTAACGATAGTAGATGCAATTAATGGGCGTTTGCAGTATGTGATACCGAATGAATTTTTAAAACATTCAGGTAAGGTGCATGCTCAGGCATTCTTTACACAAAACGGGAGTAATAATGTTGTTGTTGAACGTCAATTTAGCTTCAATATTGAAAATGATTTAGTTAGTGGGTTTGATGGCATAACAAAGCTTGTTTATATCAAATCTATTCAAGATACTATCGAAGCTGTCGGTAAAGACTTTAACCAATTAAAGCAAAATATGGCTGATACACAAACGTTAATAGCAAAAGTGAATGATAGTGCGACAAAAGGCATTCAACAAATCGAAATCAAGCAAAACGAAGCTATACAAGCTATTACTGCGACGCAAACTAGTGCAACACAAGCTGTTACAGCTGAATTCAGTAAAATAGTTGAAAAGGAGCAAGCGATATTTGCGCGTGTCAATGAAGTTGAGCAACAAATCAATGGTGCTGACCTTGTCAAAGGTAACTCAACAGTCAATTGGCAAAAGTCTAAACTTACTGATGATTACGGTAAAGCAATTGAATCGTCTGAACAGTCCATAGAGGCTGTTTTAAGCGCAATTAATACATCTAGGATTATTCATATCACTAGCGCAACAGATGCGCCAACATTTAAAGATATAGGCACTTTAGAGGCGCCTAAAGAAGATGGCGTTGATGATGGTTCTGAAGTTTCGGCAACTACGAATACTTTAGGGAAATCAGGCTTGTTAGTTGTCTATGTTGTTGATGATAGTACAGCACGTGCAACATGGTATCCAGACGATTCAAATGATGAGTACACAAAATATAAAATCGGTGGCACATGGTATCAGTTCTATAAAAAAGTTGACGAAGAATTAACGAAGAAATTTGTTGAAGAAACTTCTAACAATGCTTTAAATCAAGCTAAACAGTATGTAGATGATAAATTCGGAACAACGAGCTGGCAACAACATAAGATGACAGAGGCAAACGGTCAATCAATACAAGTTAACTTGAATAATGCGCAAGGCGATTTGGGATCTTTAATTGCTGGTAATTACTATGCAACAAGAGTGCCGGATTTACCAGGTAGTGTTGAAAGTTATGAGGGTTATTTATCTGTATTCGTTAAAGATGAAACAAACAAATTTTTCAACTTTACGCCTGTAAACTCAAAAAAAGTTTATACACGATCAATCATAAATGGTCGATTAGACTCACAATGGACTATACCAAATGAGTATAAAAAAGAGGTTTTATTTGATGGCGCGGCTAACGGAGTTGGTACAACACTTAACTTAACTGAATCATATCAAAACTATTCTCTTTTAGTAATATCAGGTACTTATCCTGGAGGCACTTTTGCAGAAGTCAGTTTAACATCTATGCCAAATTCCATAGTAATATCTAAAACAAATCTAGTTGATAGTGATGGCAACGGTGGTGGCTTATATGAATGTTCTATTTCTAAAACTAGCAATACTACATTCAGAATCGACGTTGATATCTTATATGACATCGGTAGAAGTGCGGGTTCTGGTGCAAATGCAAACAAAATTACTATTAAACGTATTGAGGGGTGGAAATAATGAAAGTAACAGTAAATGATAAAAATGAGGTTATCGGATACGTTAATACTGGCGGATTACGCAATAGTTTAGATGTAGACGATAACAATGTGCCTATTAAATTTAAAGAAGAGTTCGAACCTAGAAAGTTCGTTTTCACTAACGGCGAAATTAAATACAACAGCAACTTTGAAAAAGAAGATGTACCGAATGCATCAAACCAACAAAACGCGTCAGATTTGAGTGATGAGGAACTTCGCAGAATGGTTGCGAGTATGCAGAAACAAGTTGTTCAAAGCACAATGTTATCAATGCAAGCAAATAAACAAAATGCATTAATGGCAAAGCAAATTGTGGAACTCAATAAAAAATTAGAAGAAGCTAAAGGGGAGGCTGAAAATGCTTAAATTAATTTCACCAACATTCGAAGATATTAAAATATGGTATCAATGTAAAATATATACTAAAGAAGATATTGCATGGTTTGTAGATATGGAAGTTATAGACAAAGAAGAATACGCAATTATTACTGGCGATAAATATCCAGATACAAAAGCAAACGAGTCACAAGTGTAATGCTTGTGGCTTTTAAATTTGAATAAAGTGGGTGTATGAATGTTTGGGCTTTTTAACAAACGCTTTTATGAGCAAAATTGGCGTATACAAAGACTTGAAGATAATGACAAAACAATGTTTGAGAAGTTAGACAAAATTGAACATGGTCAAAAAGCTCAAGAAAAAGTAAGTGATAAACTAGATAGAACGCTCGACGAGATGAAGCGGGAAAGAGAATTAGACAAAGAAATGAAAGAAAAGAACGCTAAAAATATCAAAGATTTAAAAACGTGGGTTATGGGACTTATAGGTACTATTTTAGGTTCATTAATCATCGCGATTTTAAGAACTGTTTTCGGTATTTAAAGGAGGTGTTAACTATGCTAAAAGGCTTATTAGGTTATAGTTTTTGGTCATGCTTTTGGTTTGGAAAATGCAAATAATTTTTAATGGTCAGTGCTTCGGCACTGGCTTTTTATTTTGATTGAAACGAGGTGCATACATGGGATTACCTAATCCAAAGACTCGAAAACCTACAGCAAGCGAAGTAGCTGAATGGGCAAAGTCGAATATTGGTAAGAGGATTAATATAGATGGTTATCGTGGTGCTTAATTAAGGGTTCCACGTAAAAAAATAATGTGAATTGCTGGAACACCCTTAGAGCCTTAATAACTACAACGTAATTGGCAACGATAAGCGTGAATGTTAAAAAATATTAAGGATTGGGCAATCAGCAGGCAAGCCTCTACGGTAACAGTAGAGGAAGCTTCAACGACTAAGTGCTACAAATTTGTAGACAGTGCATTAAATATTCTTTTAAAGAGACGCTATGTAATGAATATTAAGATATAGTCTAGTCTCATGTGAAAGCGTGAGGCTCTTTTTATAGAGCGATTTAACGTTATACAAGCTTATCAAGAAATTGATGAAGGGAAAGGCGTTAAATTAAATACAAACGCAATGTTGGGATACACCTAACTATATTTTTAGTAGATATTGGGGTTTTAGAACTTGGGGAAACGCTAAGGATATGGCTAATTACAGATATCCTAAGGGTTTCCGATTTTATCGTTATTCATCTGGGTTTGTACCGGAACCTGGAGACATTGCAGTTTGGCATCCAGGAAATGGAATCGGCTCAGACGGACATACTGCAATCGTAGTGGGACCATCTAATAAAAGTTATTTCTATAGTGTCGATCAAAATTGGATTAATTCTAATAGTTGGACAGGTTCGCCTGGTGCATTAATCAGACATGGATATGCGAGCGTTACAGGCTTTGTCAGACCTCCATACTCAAAAGATACTAGCAAACCTAGCAATACTAATACAAGTTCAGCATCAAAAGCTGATGACTCAACAATTACTGGAGAAGCGAAGAAACCGCAATTTAAAGAAGTTAAAACAGTAAAATACACTGCTTACAGCAATGTTTTAGATAAAGAAGAGCACTTCATAGACCATATAGTTGTGTGGGGAGATGAACGCTCAGATATTCAAGGTTTATACATCAAAGAATCTACACATATGCGTTCTGTAGATGAATTATACACACAAAGAAATAAGTTTATCAGTGACTACGAGATACCTCACTTATATGTAGATAGAGAGGCAACATGGCAAGCTAGACCAATAGACTTTGATGACCCACGTTATCCGAATTGGTTAGTTATCGAAGTATGTGGCGGTCAAACAGATAGCAAACGACAATTCTTATTGAATCAAATACAAGCGCTAATACGTGGCGTTTGGTTGTTGTCAGGGATTGATAAAAACTTATCTGAAACGACGTTAAAGGTAGACCCTAATATTTGGCGTAGTATGAAAGATTTAATTAATTACGACTTGATTAAGCAAGGTATACCAGATAACGCAAAGTATGAGCAAGTTAAAAAGAAAATGCTCGAGACATACATTAAACGAGATATATTGACGCGAGAAAACATTAAAGAAGTAACGACAAAAACGACGATACGAATTAGCGATAAAACATCAGTTGACAGCGCATCCAAAAGAGGACCCACTCCGTCAGACAAAAAACCAAGCATCGTTACTGAAACAAGTCCGTTCACATTCCAGCAAGCACTGGATAGACAAATGGCAAGAGGTAACCCGAAAAAATCTCATACATGGGGCTGGGCTAATGCAACACGAGCACAAACGAGCTCGGCAATGAATGTTAAGCGAATATGGGAAAGTAACACGCAATGCTACCAAATGCTTAATTTAGGAAAGTATCAAGGCGTTTCAGTTAGTGCGCTTAATAAGATACTCAAAGGAAAAGGAACGCTCGATGGACAAGGCAAAGCATTCGCGGAAGCTTGTAAGAAAAACAACATTAACGAAATTTATTTGATCGCGCACGCTTTCTTAGAAAGTGGATACGGAACAAGTAACTTCGCTAGTGGTAGATACGGTGCATATAATTACTTCGGTATTGGTGCATTCGACAACGACCCTGATTATGCAATGAAATTTGCTAAGAATAAAGGTTGGACATCTCCAGCAAAAGCAATCATGGGCGGTGCTAGCTTCGTAAGAAAGGATTACATCAACAAAGGGCAAAATACATTGTACCGAATTAGATGGAATCCTAAGAATCCAGCTACACACCAATACGCTACTGCTATAGAGTGGTGCCAACATCAAGCAAGTACAATCGCTAAGCTATATAAACAAATCGGTTTAAAAGGTATCTACTTCACAAGGGATAAATATAAATAAAGAGGTGTGTAAATGTACAAAATAAAAGACATTGAAACGCGAATAAATAACAAAAATGTTGATATCGGCGACATAGGTTGTCGCTTCTACACGGAAGACGAAAACACAGCTTATGTCAGAATCGGAATCAACGACGAAAAAGGCAGAATCAACTTCAAAGAAAGTAATTTGACACCTAAATTACATCTATTCTTAGAAGACGGTTCTATATTCAAAAATGAGCCAGTTTTAATCGACGATAATGTAAAAGGGTTCCTTACCTACAAGATACCCAAAAACGTCATTAAACACGTAGGTATGGTGCGTTGTAAGTTATTTCTAGAGAATGACCACGAGAGAATACACGTCGTAAACTTCCATTTCTACATTATCGATAGTGGCATAGACGACGCAGTGCAAAAAGAGGTGTCTATCACATTAGTTGAGGATACTGTAAAAAGAATTATCCGTACAAGCGCTAGTGAATTATTGGGAGACGACTTCAAAGAAACATTAAACACAACTGCTAAACAATACATCGCTGACAATGCAGACAAGTTTAAGGGCGAGCGTGGCGAACGTGGGGAAAAGGGAGAAGCGGGCGAACGAGGTGCTGAGGGTGTTATAAGGTTTGAAAATTTAACTCAAGAACAACGAAATGAGTTAAAGGGAGAATCTGGCGAAAACATTATTAAAGATAATGCCGTTACTTATAACAAAACGGATTTTATCAAAACTGGTAAGAATATTTTTGATACTACCGATATTGAAGTAGGTAGGATTGTTAGCAACACAACAGGAATAGTAAGTGATAGCGCTTATTATTTAACAAGTAAATTTTTGCCGGTAACTCCTAATACGGTATACACGCAAAATTATGCAGATCCAATCGCTTTTTACGATATCAACAAAACATTTATATCTGGATTAGCGCGTGTCACAAACCCAAAAGGTGCTAGGACTTTTACCACACCTACAAACGCATACTACATTAAAGCAACAAGTATTAAAGAGGGGGTAGACACATATAATTACAAAGTGTATCAAATCGAAAAAAACGATAAATATACTGGGTATGAACCTTTCAAATTAAACTTACCTCAATTAGACATCAATTTAAAAGCCGAAAGTGTAGTAAATGAAAATGTTAAAAAACAACACGATTTCTATAGATAAGTTGAGTTTTTCAGAAAGTTCATCAAATTTATTTAACCCTAGTGATGTTACTGCTGGCGTTTATGTTAATCCTACAACAGGTGCGTTAAGTGCAAATGCGAATTACGTATCAAGTAATTTCATAGATATTACAGGTGCTACATCGCTATCTAAAAATAATACTAACAACTTATACGCTTTTTATGATGCAAACAAAAACTTTATCAAAACTAGCACGACATCAACAAATACAATTACAGTTCCTAGTAATGCTATTTTTATAAGAATCTCTGCAACAACTAGCGCAACTAACGGAACAATGATTGTAAAAGGCGACAGTCTACCATCGAATTTTATAGAGTATAAACGCTATATACCTAGCAAATATTTAGAGGTATCAAGTTTTTCAGCTAATAAAGATAAAGAATATCCAGACAGTTACGGTAAATGTAACTTACAAACATATACCGCTGAAATAAGTAAACTTTTCGACCCAAATGCAAATACTAGGACTGAAATAGCTATCATTGGCGATAGCTGGGTACAAGGCGGCGAATTCAAAGCGGGAGATCGTTTAACATTACCATTAAGAGACAGAATGACAAAGTTATATGGCGATGCTGGTATAGGGTTTGTCGGATTAGCTAATAACCATGTTGGAAATGGTTCTGTAACTGTTAGCACAACAGGCAACTGGACGCAGTACGATGAGGGATTAGGTAATATTTCACAGTCTAAAGGAATAGACAGCGCTATGATTGAAAGTAGCACAACAGGCGACAGTATCAAAGTTACTTTTGCTGAAGACGTTGACTATTACGAAGTTCATACACTTAACACAGGTCAATGGCGCTACAACATCGACGGTAACGAATGGGTAAATATTGATGCAACATCACAAGAAGTCACACCAATTACAACCAACTTAGGCAAACACACTATTAACATAGAAATTGTAAGTGGAACAGTTACGTTCATTGGCTCATACGCATATAAAGGTAATAAAGGCGTGGTTATTCATAAAGTTGGAAATGGTGGTTTGAGAGCTTCTCATGTCGCTAGTACAGATAGGGATAACTACATTAAACAACTGAAGCGTTGTAAAGCTAATACTTTTGGCATTTTGCTTGGAACAAATGACATGGTCGGCAATGTTCCAATTTCAGATTATGAAAGAGATATGAAAGAAATCATTTCAAGGATTAAACAAGCGAAGCCAAATGCTAGTATCTTCTTAATTGCACCAAGTGGCAATAAATACACAGGCACATTGCACACAATCGAAGATTACAGTAATAAACAGTGTGACATAGCCAAAGAATTAAAAATAGGACATGTGAGTCTATACAGAAACTTAGGCAATTTCGATTTAACTAAAACTAATGAATTAATGTATTCAGACGGTGTGCATCCTAACAAAATAGGTGGATACGCAATTTCAAATGTAATATACGACAGATTATTAAGAATCTAATTTAAAGCTAACCTTTCGAGGATGGCTTTTTATTTTGGATAAAAGGAGCAAACAAATGGATATTAACTGGAAATTGAGATTTAAAAATAAAGCGGTATTAACGGGATTGATTGGGGCATTATTGCTATTTATCAAGCAAATCACAGATTTATTCGGATTCGATTTATCAAATCAATTAAATCAAGCTAGCGCGATTATAGGCGCTATCCTCACGCTACTTACAGGTATTGGCGTTATTACTGACCCAACGTCAAAAGGTGTTGCCGATTCATCTATAGCACAGACATATCAAGCGCCTAGAGATAGTAGCAAAGAAGAACAACAAGTCACTTGGAAAACTTCACAAGATGCTAGCTTAACGCCCGAATTAAGCACGAAAGCCCCAAAAGAATATGATACATCACAACCTTTCACAGACGCCTCTAACGATGTTGGTTTTGATGTGAATGAGTATCATCATGGAGGTGGCGACAATGCAAGCAAAATTAACTAAAAAAGAATTCTTAGATTGGTTAAGGGAATCGGCAGGAAAACAATATAATGCTGATGGTTGGTATGGGTTTCAGTGTTTTGACTATGCAAACGCAGGTTGGCAAGTCTTATTTGGCTACAACTTAAAAGGTATAGGCGCTAAAGACATCCCAAGTGCCAACAATTTTGACGGACTAGCTACTGTATACCAAAACACACCAGACTTCTTAGCACAACCTGGCGACATGGTTGTATTCGGTAGCAACTACGGTGCTGGATATGGTCACGTTGCATGGGTTATCGAAGCAACTTTAGATTATATCATTGTATATGAGCAGAATTGGCTAGGCGGTGGCTGGACTGACGGAATCGAACAACCCGGCTGGGGTTGGGAAAAAGTTACAAGACGACAACATGCTTACGATTTCCCTATGTGGTTTATCCGTCCTAACTTCAAAAGCGAAACAGCTCCACGATCAGTACAATCTCCTACACAAGCACCTAAAAAGGAAACAGCTAAGCCACAACCTAAAGCGGTAGAACTTAAAATTATCAAAGATGTGGTTAAAGGTTATGACCTGCCTAAACGGGGTGGCAATCCTAAGTTTATAGTTATTCACAACGACGCAGGAAGCAAAGGAGCAACGGCAGAAGCATATCGTAATGGATTAGTTAACGCGCCATTATCGAGGCTAGAGGCAGGTATTGCGCATAGTTACGTATCAGGTAACACAGTTTGGCAAGCCTTAGATGAATCTCAAGTAGGTTGGCATACAGCGAATCAAATAGGTAATAAATATGGTTACGGCATTGAAGTGTGTCAATCAATGGGAGCAGATAATGCTACGTTCTTAAAAAATGAACAGGCAACTTTCCAAGAGTGCGCTAGATTGTTGAAAAAATGGGGGTTACCAGCTAACAGAAATACAATCCGATTGCACAACGAATTCATTTCAACATCATGCCCGCACAGAAGCTCAGTATTGCACACTGGTTTTGACCCAGTAACGCGTGGTTTATTGCCAGAAGATAAACGACTACAGCTTAAAGACTACTTTATCAAGCAGATTAGGGCGTACATGGATGGTAAAATACCGGTTGCCACTGTCTCTAATGAGTCAAGCGCTTCAAGTAATACAGTTAAACCAGTTGCGAGTGCATGGAAACGAAATAAATATGGCACTTACTACATGGAAGAGAGCGCTAGATTCACAAACGGCAATCAACCAATCACAGTAAGAAAAGTGGGGCCATTCTTATCTTGTCCAGTGGGTTATCAGTTCCAACCTGGTGGATATTGCGATTATACTAGCGTGTTACTCCAAGATAACCACGTATGGCTTGAATACGAATGGCAAGGAAATCTCTACTATATTCCTATTCGTTCATGGGACGGAACACCGCCGCCTAATCAGATATTAGGTGACTTATGGGGAGAAATCAGTTAATATGTTATAATTAATGTCCACCACATCATATGGCAGGTACTTCGGTACTTGCCTATTTTTTTATGTTATAATTATTTGTATATAGTAGGAGTGAACTATATAGCCTGTTAAGTGGCCTGGTAACTTAACACTTATCCCGGCAATTGATACCCTTTTTGCCCGTCACTTGATACATACATCTCAACAACATAGAAATATTACAGTCGCTACACCACTCAATGTATGGGTGGTTGTTTTTTTATGTTATTAGGAACAAATTAATTTAAGAGTAAAATCAGAGATACTAAAGAAATTTTATCGAATCTATTGTCGAAAATATACTTTCATGATACATTTTAAACAGGTAGACAAAGTAGACAATGTATACCTGATAGACAAATGATGAAAACGAGGAAGTGAGTAGTATGGCTACAAAAAGTTTTACTACAGATTATAAATTTAATAACAAAGCAGCTGAAAAATTAGTGAATGCCATGAATAAAAGTGAAGATGCCCAAGTCAATAGACCTAATGTTTTTGCTCAACGTTTAAAAACAACAGAAGAATTACAAAATTTTATGAGTAAAGTAAAGGTTAAATGAGTTTAGAAGTTGTTTCGTTATCGACATTATTGAGGAACTTTACAGAAAAAGAGGTTCAATTATTACTAGATCAATTTGAATCTAAAGATTTTTCTGGTAAGAATGAAGCTCATGAAGTAGAAGATTTTCTCAAAAATAAAGCGATTTACTATGATAAAAATGATTTTTCTAAAACGCATTTAGTATATAGTAGTTATAAAGGTGCAAAAGTTTTAGTTGGTTATTATGCAATAGGTATAAATTCACTGAGATTTACAAAAAGACAGTTGGATAAATATTCAAGTAAAATCAAGGGTCAATTAAAGCATAAAGCTTCAAAAAAAGATAAAATGACTGGGGATATCGAACTAACTTGTTATTTAATAGGGCAAATAGGTAAAAACTTTAAGGAAGATGCTTTGAAGACAAAAGAGATAACAGGATACAAATTATTAGAATTAGCTTATCAGACTATTCTAGAAGCACAAGAGCTAACCGGTGGTTCGTTTGCATATTTGGAATATGAAGATGTAGATAAATTAAGAGACTTGTATAAGAGGTTTGGTTTTCGAGAACTGACTGATTACAGGACGCAAAATAACTTATGTATGGCTATTTTACGAATCAAATAA